GCAATTAAAGCATTAGCAAACATTCTTTCTTCTGGGTCAAGCATTTCAAGGAAATCATGTCCCCGACCCTCTTCTTCTTCATCATCTGGGGGGCCATGCATTTCATCATCGTCATCCATCTCATCGTTATGCATTTCTTTTATCACATCTGATAAGAATTGAAAATTATTTGTCGGATCTGGAAGAAATTCTTCGTAGCAACTTACTTCTTCTGCAAGAAGTATTTCATTTAAAAAGTCATACTCAGTGTCTCCATAAGATTTACCGGTAAAACCCGAAGCGTAAGCGGCTCTTTCTTGTTGAACAGCCTTGTCTTTTGCTGCTTTTCTGGAGGCAGCATCCCCGGGTGTGTAAGTGTAGCATTTGCCGGAATCTCCGAATCTGTATCCGGGCTTTCCGCCTTCTGAGCATGGTCCAACTGGCATAGTGTTACTATTTTACCAGATTATTGGTAAATAGTATATAGATCGTCACGACTCCATCTTTGAACAGGAATTTTTACGTCACCGTAGTACCAGTATGCTTCTTCTGAAGAATAGTAGATTCTTGCATACGCTTTCATTGCTCCTTCATCGTAGACCGGGCAATGTGGATTTGGATCTAAATATAAAGCTTTAAAATGATAAGGATCATTTTCATAATGTATTGCATTTACAATTTTTAATTTAGCGTTGCAGTACGGACAAAGTTTTTCCGGGTATGGAAAATCTTTAATCACCTTCCCCATTATCATCTTCTTCTATCTCCCACTCATCTTCTTCATCGTCTTGATCGTACAGTATACCATTTTGCTGTAGACTACTAATTCTATCTTGCAGCATTAAAGCAATTAGCTCATCAATTTTACTTTGAGCTATTTCAATTCCATCCATTAAACAATTTACTTCATTTATGTTTATAAAATAATCATCTGATGGTGCAACAAGAGTATAAGCTGGAACAAAAGTGTCCTCAAAAGGAATTGCTTTAATTAACAATGATACACTTTCAATATCTTCAAGGCTTTCGTCACCGTCATAAGGAATAATTCTCATTAAATAGCCTCTCTGCCGTGAGAGTTGAATGCATTCATGGTTTCTGGAACAAAAGGAGTAATGACTCTTTCTATAACTTGAGCATATTCTCTAATCTCTTTTTGTGCATTCTCATCATTTCTTAATGATAAGAAATTAAGCAAACTTCTTAAGTTAACTGTCCATATAAACTCAGTATATTGTCCAACCGGAAGTACTGATCTTGCAATTTCCTTAGCAATTCCTGCTTCAATCATTTCATAATAATTTGCTTCTGCAATTCTGTAGACTTCTTCAAACTTTTCTGTTACAAAGTCATAAATTGCTTGATCTTCAATTTTTTCAAACGTATAATGTCCGGGTTTCCCGACTTGCTTCCTGACTGCATCAATGTCTGGGAAAAAGAACTCGATCTTTTCTGGAACATAATATCTCATGCTCATTTCATTGAATGAAGACCACCTATGTCTAAACCACTCTCTAGCCACAAAAATTGGGCACTTAATGTAAAACTTAAATGTTACATGCTCAAAAGGGGTAGCGTGCTTGTTCTTTAATAGAAAGTTAATTAATCCAGTAGCTCTATCATCCATTTCGTTCTGGTACGATGCAAAACTTACTCTTGCTGAATTAACAATATCAATGTCAGAACCAAAGTGGTCTAACAACTTTACTGAACCTGCATTTAAAACTTGAATCTCTGTTCCATTTCCCATTTGACGGATAGTAACACAGAGGCAAGCCGTTATGCCGGGTCTTCTTAAAAATATTTTGCCCAGATCCACCCGTTCGTCCCGACAGTATGCTAGTGTCACTTATAATGCGTTAGCACGCGTAGTTAGACGGTGTGCAATATGAATTTATCTTACTTGGTGATAGTATAGAATTATGCAAATCATTGCAATTGTAGAGTCAGATGACTGCGGACCAGCAGCCATTCTAGATAGCGACTTTATCTCAATCATGAAATGTGATGGGTTTTATTTAGGTGCAACAAGATGTGTGTACAGAGGAACACCCATTACTTGTGAACTCACTGAGGAAGATGCTAATAAATTAATTCGTAAAGGTGTAAACTGCATAGAGGTTGAGAGTTATACTAAGTAGTTGATCTTATGAAAAAAATAAGCTGGTTTACTCCCAGCAGCACGGATGAATCTGGAGAACTTTGGTATAGCCAGGGATATTCAAATGCTGCTTTAAACACTATTAGAGCTCTACAGGAAAAAGGGGTAGGGGTTTTCTATAATCGTAGAAATATTCCTTTTCATGTTAACTTCTGTCAGCCTATGTATTATCAAACAGGTAGATCTTATACTGTTGGGTATACTCCTTGGGAAAGTACAAAGGTTCCAGATAGTTGGAGACAGCCTATGTCTGAATGCGATGAAATTTGGGCTACTTCAGAGTTTGTAAAAGAAGTCTACCAAAAGAATAATTTACATTACAACATTAAAGTTATACCTCATGGTATTTCAGATGAGTATGAAATTATTGATAGAGAAGTTACAGATAAGTTTAACTTTTTACATATCGGTGGTGACTCCAAGCGTAAAAATGTACAGATGGTGGTTGATGCTTTTTTAGAGTTGTATGATGGGAATACTGACTATCAATTAGTGCTTAAGTACAATGGTTTTTGTGATGCAGATGTTTATTTGAATGGTCAAATCGTTCCTGCTCACAAACATCCGCAAATTTTTAATTTACCTCAAACATTTACAACTTCTGACATGGTTGCCCTATACCACAAATGTCATTGTCTTGTTTATCCGTCTAGCGGTGAGGGTTTTGGTATGATTCCTTTTGAAGCAATTGCTACTGGTATGCCTAGTATTGTAACTAATCTTACAGGTACTGCTGATTTTGCAAAGTATTCTATTCCTCTTGATGCTGAATGGGGTGAGGCTCCTTGGCAAAGCCACCAGTATGGTTGTGATGCTGGCGATTGGGCTATTCCAAGTTATGATGCTTTATGTGATCTTATGCTTCATGTCGTCAATGAATATGATGATTTCAAAAAATACACGCTGCAATCCGCAAGAATTCTTCATCAAGAGCAGTCGTGGGCTGCTGTCGCTGATATGATCATCGAACGGGTTGAAGAATTTGAAAATACTTTCTAATCATCCCTAGTACCTTTTCTTTCTTTGGAACTTTTTAATTGGTACGATTGTTCTCTATCATTATTTAGGAGGCTGTATGGATAACATTATTACACCAGAGTTTGTTTCTGGCTACGTAGATAAGACCCCACCTTGGGGTTTTAATGGTATGGGCGAGATTGTTTATCGTCGTACTTATTCAAGAGATATTGAGGCTCTTGGTCGTAAAGAGTATTGGTTTGAGACGATTGCTAGAGCAATCAATGGTGCTCAAGATATTGGTGCTGGTTATACTAAGGAAGAGGCTGAGCGTCTCTTTGATTATATTTTTAATCTTAAGGGCATCTTTGCTGGTCGTGCTCTGTGGCAGCTAGGTACTCCACTGGTTCAGAAGATGAGTGGTGTTTCTCTTGTTAATTGTTGGATGACTACGATTTCAAAGGTTGAAGACTTCCAGTTCTTGATGGATCATCTTATGGTCGGCGGAGGGGTTGGTTTCTCTGTTGAGCGCGCAGTGGTTCACGATTTGCCTAAGGTTAAGCAGGTAGAGAAGATTAGTCATGAAAGAACTAACGATGCAGACTTTATTGTTCCTGATTCAAGGCAAGGTTGGTCTGCGCTACTTGGTCGTGTGCTTGATAGTTATTTCCATACTGGCAAGTCGTTTACTTACAGCACGGTTCTTATTCGAGGATTTGGTGCTCCCTTAAAGACTTTTGGTGGAACCGCTTCTGGCCCTGAGGTTCTTATTGAAGGTATTGCTGATATTTGTAAGATTCTTGATGCAAGAGTTGGTAAAAAGATTCGTTCTGTAGATGCTCTTGATATTGCTAATATTATTGGTAAAATTGTTGTTGCTGGTTCTGCAAGACGTTCTGCACAGATTGCTATTGGTGATCCTGATGACTTCTTGTATTTGCGTGCTAAGAATTGGGCTAAGGGTGACATTCCTGCATGGCGTGGTAATTCTAATAACTCTATTTTTGCCGATTCTTATGATGAAATTATTGACGAATTTTGGAAGGGGTATGATGGCTCAGGTGAACCTTACGGACTTATTAATCGTGAGCTTATTCGTAAAACTGGTCGTACTGGTGAAAAGATTAATGACATCAAGGTGATTGGTACCAATCCTTGCGGTGAGATTGGTCTTGAAGACGGAGAGCCGTGTAATCTTGCTGAGATTTTC